GGAACAATTGGTCTGTTTATTTCTCTGAATATATAGTTTTTATTTTTATTACATATTATATATATACGATGTCTTGATTGAGGTGAGTTATAAAATCGTGAATCGATAACTTTATAACTGACATTATAACCTCTATTTTCTAATTCATTTTTAATAATTTTAAATGTTTCACCATTATGAATTGTATGAAGATTTTTAACATTTTCAAGCATTAATGTTTCAGGTTGTTTTTTATCAATTATTTCCAATATTTTATAAAATAGATTACCACGCGTTTTATCTTGGAATCCTTTTTGATTACCAGCAATACTAAATGGTTGGCATGGAAACCCAGCACATAATATATCAAAATCAGGCATTTTATCAATATTAATTTTATTAATATCACCTTCTGGTTTTATTCCATAATTTTCTTCATATATATTTCTAACACCTTCATTGATATCACATGCTAAAACACAAGTATATTTAATTTCATTTTGAAGAACATTATTTCTATTAAATGCTGTATGAAAAGCACCTAAACCACAAAATAGATCAATATATTTAAGTTCTTTTCTTTGGTTTTCCTGGGACTCCATAGTGTCTGTATTAACATTTACTTCTTTATTTTCAACAATCAAATTTTTATTATTTAATTCTTTTAATCTTTCTTCAACTGCCTTATCTACAAGTGCCTTAATTTTATCAGCATTGTTTTCACAAGGTGTTTTGCGTCTATTATGAGAATCATAGTGAGATTTTTGAGAAAAATCCTTTCCACATAGTTCGCATGAATATTTAACCATTTTCGTTATATATTATTAATTATATTTTATTTTTAAATCAATTTTTTTAAATTAACTTAAATTAACAATTTCTGTTAATTGCCTAAATATTAGAAAGTCGGCGTTTTAAATGTTCAAAGGTGTAAAAAAATAAAAAGTTATAAAATCTATTAAAAAATAAAATTATGTACTCTTTTTATTACCCACGTGGATATATTGTATTTTCTAATAAGTTTAATGTAATTATACCTTTACTAAATAGTCTCTTGTGAAACTCTTTAATATTCATACCTTTCTTATTAACATATTTATCACGCAATCTCAAAATCTCCATTTCACCTATTTTATATGTTATTGCTTGACAAGGCATATTTATATATCTCTCTATCTCATTTTTAATATTATCATTATCTAATGTTGAATATTTCTTCATATAGTTATAAGCTTTTTTATAGCTCCAATTATAATAGTTAATTCCTACATCTACAACAAGTCTAATAGACCTCAATAATTCATATGATAGTTTTCCATAATACTCATCATCATTATAGTATTTATTGCCAATATTTTCAGAATATAGCGCCCATCCCTCGCTAAATCCAGAATCATTATTGGAATATATTTTATAATCAGGAAATTTATATTTAGAAAAATATCGGTATTGGTAATGATGCCCGGGTATTCCCTCGTGAATACTTAGAGCAAAAGTTTCATATTTATATTTTGTTAAACTTCTATTTATATAGATATAAGCATTTTTTTCTTTCGGCATAGCATAATAATATGCGGCAGGAGACATATTCTCCATTTTTCTATCAACAAATTTAATATTATAATTTTCAACATTTTTATAAAAGTTTTCTTTCATAATCACGTTGTTAATAAAAGACCTTTTATTTTCAAAATCCTTGTAAAGTTCCTTATCATTTTTATATATAAAATTTTTATCGTTCATATGTTTAAAAAAATCAGTCAATCTTTTATATTTTGATTTTTGCCGCATAATTCCACTTATCAATTCGCGTATCCTTTTTACTTCACTAAGCCCTATATTAAATATATTTTCAGGAGATTTATTTAAAGATATTTCCGAAATTATTAATTTTTTATATAATAGTTTGCCTTTATTATTCTTCATATTACAGATTCCTATTCCTTTATAGCAATGTTTGATATATTTAGATTCTAAAAAATTAATAACACTTTTTATGTTATCTATATAATGTTTATTTATAATATCATGATAAAATTTATTATTATATTTAGAAGGCACTTTAATTATACATATATCTTTATTTTTAATATATTCCTTTAATTTTTTTATAATTAATCCACAAGCAAATCTTGATATAGTTATTTTATATCGAATGCCTTCATTTAATCTTTGAATTATAGAAGATACAATTTTATCTAACGATTTTATTCTATTAATTAAAAAATAAAAATCCTTATCATTATTAATAGTGTAATATAATTCATTATTATATTTAAAATTAATTAAAATATTGTCATAAGAGTTTAAAGGAATTAGATATTTTTTTAACTTAATGAGTTCAAGATTATTATTACAAATAGTAAATAAATATTTATCATAAAGAGCATTACTATTTCTTGACAAATTTTTATATTTTTTTAAAATATTAGTATATTTATCAATGTATTCATTTGAATAATAATCTGTATATATATTTTTATCTCCTTTATTTCTAACAATAATTGAATATAATGGATCTAATTTTAAATATTCATTAAAATATTTTTTAAGCAAAATATTACTTTTCATTAATCTAATATACTTGATTATTTAATATTAATAAACTCCTCTCTTTCAGAAATGTTTAGACCAGCTATATATTTTATGATTTTTATATTTGTGTTATTATTGTGAAAATTATTAACAACATCTGATAATATTTTTTTGTCTTTCTTAATATTATATGCTGTGAATCTTTCCATTCTTGTCATATTATTTTTAGATATCTTGATATCTAAAGGGATGTTATCATTCCAATAGCTTAATAAATCATTTTCTATCCACGCATATATATTGAAATCGTCTGTCACATCATCCGTATATTCGAGACCTTTATCTTCGTATTTTTTCATTATTTTATCCTTTATGATTTTAAAGTTTTCAATATCTTTTCTTAATTCGGGATTCTGAGGATATAAGAAATGTTTATCTCTAATATGTTCTTGAATGTCTTTAGGTAAACTATCGTAAATGTTCATATTTTGTATTAAAATATCATTCTATACATCAATCAATTTTTTATAAAATATTGATAGTGAAAAAATTATCCAATAACATCTCTTACATATATGTTGTGATTTATAATCTCCATATATTGATATTCTTTTTTTCCAAATGCTCTTGAAATACCTGTATCTGTATACCATATCGTTTTGTCATGTATTCTTATTTTATCCATTACTGTATGTCCCACAAACATAAAAGTACAATTAATATCTAATAACATTTTTTTTGCTTTATCAGAATCATCTAAATTGCGTGTCCATAAAATGCCTTCATTATCTAATAATATACTATCAAATATTTCCTTGTCCTCTAATAAAACTTTGCCATATAATACAAAGTTTTTCCAAATTTTATTGATATATGGAATATCCTTATTATATTTTTTAAGTATATCTACGTGCCCGGATGTTAATCCTGCGTGACAAAATAATAAATCATCTATTTTTAATACGATAGGTCTTTTTGATAATATAGGTGATAATGTCCCGCGAGGTTTAAATAAATCACCGCGTCTATTTTCATCATTATTCATACTTTTAGATGATACATAGCTATAATTTCCTATAACATTCATAAACTCGTGATTTCCTATAATAGAAATAAAGCGCCCACCTTTAGTTTGCGCTATTTTATCTATTAAATTTGTAAAATATATTACTTCAACGTCTTCTAAAATTTCCCAGTCATTTATAATATTTTCCGTATCTCCACCATCTCTATTTAAACTATCAACTTGGTCACCCATTTGTACTATTACGGTATTAGGTGGTTCTGCGATCCATTCTATATTATTATTTATTATTTTTGCTTGAATCAAAATATTTTTCAACCTTTTAATATCACCATGAATATCTCCAATTATTACAAGTCTATCACATTTAGGATATTCATATATAATATCGTCCCCAATCATATTAATAAATATTTAACTATTATATAACTTATATAAAATTTGATTGTATTATAAAATAATAATATTATAGAATGAGAAAATGTTCTAATGAAAAAAATAAAATTTGTAAAGAAAAAGACAAAATATGTAACGAGATATCAGGAAGATGCATTAAACCTAAAATAGGTAAGGTAGAAAATAATGATATATCTATAATATATAAAATAAATAATTATAGACATAGGAAAAAAATGGCTATATTTGACTATGATTGGACTCTCGTTAAACCTAGAACAAATGGCGTTTTTGCCAAAAATGAAGATGATTGGATGTGGTTAACAGAAAATGTTCCCATAAAATTAAAAGAGTTCTATAATAAGGGGTATTCAATAAATATTATTACAAATCAAAGAAAAAATACAGCATCAAAAATTAGAGAATTACATAATTCTCTAAGTTCATTAAATATACCTATAATATTTATTGTAGGTATTGATAAAATTATAGCTAAACCTAATATATCAATATTTGAAAAATTAATTCAAAATAAAAAATATGATAAGGAAAACACATTTTATGTAGGTGATGCTTTAGGACGCGAAGGTGATTGGTCGGATGTTGACAAAAAGTTTGCGGAAAATATAGGAATAAAATATTATTCACCAGATGAATTATTTTCAATAAAAAGCGATAAAAAAATAATTATACCAGAAAATATAAATCAGGAAATAATAGTACTTGTTGGATATCCTGGTAGTGGAAAAAGCACTATAAGTAATACTTTTGATAAATCAAAATATGTTACTATTAGCGGTGATGAGTTTAAAACAAGCAAGCGTATGATTAAGGAAGCCGATAAATATATAATTGATGGTAAATCAATTATATTTGACGCCACGAACGCTAATATTGAAAAACGTAAAGAATATATAGATTTTGCTGTTAAAAATAATATTGAAAGTAGATGTATCAATGTTAAAACTGATATAGTAGAATCTATGTTTAGGAATAATAAAAGAAACAAAATAATACCTAAAATTACATATTATGTATTCAGAAAAAAATATCAAGAACCTACTATTGAAGAATGGTTTAAAGATATAATTAATATATAAAATTATTACAAAAACATATATATATGATTTTAATTATTTATTTATTAAGCACTAAAAATTTGGAAGCAAGAGTTAAAAATGTTAATTTAACTATAGAAACTATAAAAATAATATGTAAAAAACTAAATATTAATATTAGGGTAAATATTATTGATAAACCCGATAAGGAAGATATTGAAGAAAATATTAATGATTATAATAAAAGAGTTGATTATTCAAAATACTCAGATGATAACGAATATAACGATCTTATAATACAACTCAATACCAATCAAATTTCTAATTTTGAGAAACATAGAATGGCATTTAAAAATATTATTGATAATGATAATGATAATGATAATGATAAAGAAAAATTATATTTGATTATGGAAGATGATGTTATTATTGGAAAAAATTATGTTGAAAATATTGAGAATATGTTAAATAACATTTATAATAAAGATTGGGATATATTATTTACATCATTAAATTCAATAATTGACGAAAGAATATATATAGATTATAAGTCTATATATAAAAAACTAATTTCAAAAGCATGCTATTTTGTTAAGCCCAGAATATGTAAAGTTCTATATAATGATATGAATGAGTTTAAATTGAAATATAGAAATTTTTTATGTAAGTTTGTAGCTGATAATAGCGATAAATACAAGATATTAGTATATAATAGAAATACATTTATAGAAGGTTCTAAAATAGGATTATATCCATCTACTATTAACCCTACAAACTATTTATATTTTAATAATTTATATATTGAATTAATTAAAATCTATATAAAAGATGATATTACGAGCGAAGACATAGAGAAAGCCACTGAACTTTTTCAAAAAAATAATTTTGATTCACCTGATATTTTAGATATTATGAGCTGTATATTTTTAAAAAGCAAAGACTATAATAATGCTAAAAAATATTCTGAATATGCTATTAAATCATTAGTTTCTAATAATGGCTATTTACAGAAAAATAGTGAAATATTAAATAATTCTATTAATGTCTGGAAATATGACCAAGACATGTTAAAAGAATGTAAAAAAACAATTCCTAAATATATATAATATTATAATCTTATAATTATTGAGAATCTTGCGAACCCTTTTTAGATAGAGTTTCTACTTTTTTTTCTAATTTTTCAATACTTTTCTCTAATTTTTGACATTTTTGTAACATGTCTTCATAAGAAGTTTTATCGGATCTTATAGATTCGGCATTTTCAGATACTCTTTTAATAACGCCATCTAATTTTTCTTCCAATTGTTTAATGCTATTATTTATTACCAATAATTCATCTGATAAATCTACAGAAGTCGTAGTTGTTTGTTCTGTTGTATTAACATTTAATGACGAAAAGGCATTTTCTAATTTTGAAAGTCGCATATTTAATCCGGAAATAGACATTTTATCTTCTATTATAATTATAATATAATAATTAATTAAAATTAAATGTATATATAAAAAATGATTATATATTATTAATAATAGATAGATAATAATATAAATGATTATTCCAATTAGATGCTTTACGTGTGGAAGAGTGATGGCAGATATTGTAGATTACTATGAAAAGGAAAAAGCGAATATGGAAGAAAACAAAAATATAGACCCTCTATATAAAAATTTTGATAAAATTCAAACAGCTGAAATATTAAATAAATTAGGATTAAAAAGATATTGTTGTAGAAGAAATCTAATAGCAAACATAGATATGATGCATATTATATAAAATATCTTTTATACGAATAAAGTAGATATTAAATAATATGAATGATAATAATATTG